AGATGTTAGCCTGACGAGCAGCGTAGCCACTCTTGGTTTCAAAATCGGTCATGGTGAAGTTAGCATCAGAATCGAAAACTACCTTCATTGATTTAGAGTTCAGGAAGTACATTGAAGGAACTGCTGACCCTCCACCTCCAGAAGCCAAGTTATTCTCAACGTACATAAGCGCACCGTTGAAAGCCAAAGCCAAACGACCACCATCGAGAACAGTCTCTTTAGGTGTGTAACGCTCTTGACTCTGAAGCTCAGACTTGTATAGACTATAAGACTTAGGCGAAGCTAAGATAAGGTCTACAGATGCTTCTTGAGAATAGATCTGACACTGAATCATCAAGTCAGTCATGGCAGTCAAACCATTAGCTGAGAAGTTAGCTCCAGCGGTAGCAGTTTGGTTCTGCCAGTTAGAAGACGCGAAGGTTAGTTTATTCAAACCACCAACATCGTTGTTCTGCGTACCAAAAGTTGCAGCCTCTAACCAACCACCAGTTACCTGACCGTCAATAGTTCCCATATCAGTAAGAACAGAAGAAGTTCCAGCGATAGCTTGAAGCTCCCACTCTCTCTTCAACATTCCCATAACTGACTTCATACGAGCGTCAGCAATAGAAATAACAGCGTTCTCGCCTTTATTAGAAAGCTCTTCCTTACGAGTAATAACAACAGGAGCAACGAAGTCACACCAGTCGTACTCAGGTGAACGAAGAACGTCTGCCACGCTGCTGTTTACTGACTCATAACCAGATGAAAGCTGTGTGATTGACGAGTGATCTCCGAAGATACCAGCGCGAGTAATACGCTGACCACCGTTTATGATTTCAACTCCACCAGCACTTTTGATGTGGTCGAGTAAAGGGATTGTTTTGAATAAGTTATCTACTGCCTTCTTGCTACGCGCTCTGGCGGTAGACGACAGTATGTCATTTTGTATAGCCACGATAGGCTCCTATAATAAAAGTGAAGTAATCTCTACCGTTTGTCCCATTCTGGGGTCGGGAAGCCTTCACTTATCCATAGGTGGGGCGGGGCCTTCAGTCAAGACAATAGCAAATACTGAAGACCCATGCAAGGGTTTACCGCGCTTTATTGCTCTTCAACCAGTTGTAAATAGCAACGGGGTCATCTTGGTCTAGTACATACTGGGGAACCCCAGAGCCTCTACCACGAGATGCACCCCCTACTTTCAAACCAGCAGCTTTAGCGGCAGACTTGTACTGCTTTAGTTCTGCTGATTGGGTCTGCTCTTGTTTATGAAGTTGTTGACCCTTTACCTGCCAGTATGCTTGCTCAAGATTCAGATGCTCATTAGCCATCAATACTTTTGCAACATCTCCCTTCATTCCTTCTAAATCAGGGTGATCTGACTTGAAAGAATCTAAACGGCTTTGTCTCTGCTGAGTTTCGTTAGCTTGACGTATAGGCTCTAGCATCTCTTTCATGCGTATCGCGACTTCTTGCTTGATACGAGCCTCTACCGACTTGTTATCATAAGGATCGAAGTTCTCTACTTTCTGCTCTGCTTTCTCCGAAACATCTTTGAAGAAGCTGGACTCAATCAATGTGGCTCGTTGAGCATCTAGCGCAGATCTAGCAGCAGCAAGAGACTTACGGTCTTCAGCTAACTCTTGTGTCTTACGGGTGAAAGAAGATCTTAGATTGTGAACTAGTTTCTTAGCGTCATCTGGAAGAGCGCCGACTACTTCTTGGTAGTTTACTCCCTTATAATCTGATTCTTGCTGGAAGATAGGATCGTTGATTGTAGCGTCCGAGACTTGCTCGATAACTTCACGCTCGGCAGGAGCCGCTTCAGTGGACTGCGTTTCTTGCTTACCTTCAGTCTCAGTACTTGGCGCCGCCTGTTCTGTGCTTGGCGCACTCTCTGTTGGTGTGACACTTGGTGCCTCTTGGGTTGATGTTTGTGATTCCATACTGTCTCCTTGTTCCCGTTAGGGAGGGTTTGACATGGTTGGGCTATACTCTAGAAGCGAGTAGTGCCTCCATATCGGGTGTAGATGGTGGGGCAGAGCCATATGTTTCGGCTTGGGGAGGGGGTACACTATCTGGTGCTGCTAGTGCATCTGGTGCATCTGGTGCATCTTCTGTACCAGTGTCTGTTTTCAACCATGTAATAAATGACTGGTTGGTACTAAGGGTGTCAAGTCTAGCTTCAATAGCTTCTAGATCACCATCTGTCTCAGCAGTAGAGACATCCCAAGATAGGCGCTCAAGACCACTGCGCTCTGCTGCGGTTGAAACCATATCTAGAGACTTTACAAACTCTGTTGGCAATACTCCATCAATGTCCTCTAAGAAGACTGGGTATGGTGGTTGCTCAAATAATGGTAAAACAATATTGAGTGAATCGACCAATGAGTTTAAGTCAGCCATGGAAAACTTACCTTCAGGAGCCATTCTCTCAATAGCCTCCTCTTTGGTAGCATCTGCTTCAGTAGCTCTATCCATTAGCTCTTTCTCTTTAGGTAATAACTCAGCCATCGTTTACTCCAGTATCTTTCAGAGTACCTTGCTTACGCATCTCTGATAGTGTGAATGTTTCTGCTATCGCCTTGCCAGCATCACCGCTAGTTTCAGCCATCTTTGCTTTGAAAGTCTTTATATTGCGCTTATGACGTAGGTCTGACTCTGTTTGCTTATCGAGCGAGTCTTCCACGTAGTCTTTGCCGAAGGAACTCAGAGTCGTCAAACCCTTTGCATCCATCAACTTCTCCTTCTCCATAGAGTTGTAGTATGTCGCGCCTAGCCCTCTGTCGAAGAAACCATTCACCCCATATTTTCCCGTCTGGTCGCCCCACCTCGCTGGGGTTTTCGCTACTATGGGGAGCATTCGGATAGCTCGCCCACCACATGTCGAGCATGGCTTCTCCTCTGGTATCTCCTCACTAGGAAAGAACAGTTCTTCTGTAGTGTGTTGCCCACAACAAAAATCAAATAGCGGCATTATCTCTCCTTATTGTGTGAATCCAACGCCGCCGCCAAGTATTTGGTCGGAGACATTTGCTGGGGTTGGACTACCAACCAGTTCATTTGGACTCATTCCACCCATTCCAGCCTGCTCTTTAGCTGGTGAAGGAATACCAGCACCACCTGCTTCAGGAGTCGGAGGCGGGGGAGGCTCTTCAAGCCAATCTTCTGGAAGTTGCATTGTGCGAATCAGCTCTTCTTTGATACGCTTGTTTGGAACACCAAGGGCTTGGAATAGTTGTGCGTTCTGAAGTATACGTTGGTTGCGAATAGCTTCTGATATAGGAGTAGATGCTTGATCTGCTGCGAATACAATGAAGTCTCCGCTCAAATCCTCTGCTTTTACCACCGATGCAGTGCCATCCAGTAGAACCATAGTAGGTCGTTCCTGTTCTTCAAGGAAGACCTTCATCATTGCAAGGTAAGATATCGCCATACCCTCAATAGAGGCATCACGCTCACGAGCCATACGTCCAATCTCGGAAGTAGTATAGGCTGCTAGTGCTGCAATCTCTGTAGCGGTTGCCTTGGTAACCTCTCCCCTTGTGAATGGCGCCGTAACAGAACCAGAATCCTTGTCCTTTGAAACCTCTCTCATGTACTGAGTGACTTCAAACGGTACTTGAACGTGAGGTACTGGACGAATCAGGGAATCAAGTGGGTCTTCTGACTCCACCTCGATGAATAATCCATCAACACCAGAAGTGACTTGTGCCATCTCCTCTTCACTTATCGACCCTTTCTTCACCAACCACTGACGACTAGCCTTACGGACAGCGTTAGCTTGGAATGAACGAATGATATTCATTTCGTACAACTGGTCATATACCCGCTTCATCGCCGAATATCCCACCATTGGCTGATCTGGGATACGGTTGTAGTACATAGGAATAATAGGCAATACAGGGTTGTCGCCAGAATCTCTGAACGGAATAGGACTTGCGCTATCCAGCCACTTATCAGAAGTAGAAGTGTACCAGTAGAGCTTGTCGTTCATTAGATCATACATCTCAACGATCTTGACGTACAAAAACATATCAGAAACGCCTGAAGGCTTCGTATCGTCTGTATCATCGTTCTTCTCAAAGAAGTTCCTCATAGGAACGCCATCTGCTTTGAAGGTTCCTCCGAATCTTTTCTCTGCTTCTGGTACGGTCATCCAATATATGTGACCAGTGTACCGCTGCATGTCCCAACGAGGGGCGTCTTGGTCAACAATGACCTCCCAAGGTGGCACTGCAACAGGCAAAACCCTGTCATATACGCCTTCACGGTCAGTAACTGCGAGCTTTAGGAACGAGTTTGGGTAGATTAGAGCCATGCGAGACGCGCCTTCA